TAAGAAGCCCGCAAGAAATATTTCCTATATTTCATAAGGGTTTGGCGGAACTGGCGCTAACTGGCCACGATATGCCGCGATTGGTGACGACTACCGCTAGTGGTCAAAAATCGGCTGTAACCGAAATTGGGGATTTTGCAAAAGAGGTATTAGGCGTAGACCTAATGCCTTGGCAGTTAAACATTTTGCATGGTTTAACGTCTATGGATAGCAACGGTGATTACTTGCACCGTGTTGGCCTTGTGTCTGTTGCGCGTCAGAACGGTAAAACGGTTGCTATTGCTTCACTTGTTGGGTGGTGGTTGACTACGCAAGGTAAAGCGCGTGGCCAGGCGCAAACGGTTATTACTGTTGCCCACAAATTGGATTTGGCTACCGCGTTGTTTACATATTTGGCGCCGATATTAGAAACCAAGTTTGGTGCCCACGTTTCTTGGTCTTATGGGCGCATGGTGCTAACTATGCCCGATAACAGCGTATGGTTTCCACGGGCCGCGACGCCTGCAGCTGGTCACGGTTACAGCGTCGACTTGGTGGTAGCGGATGAGGTTTGGGATATTAGCGAAGCGGCCATAGACGAGGGTTTGTTACCGTCGCAACGTGCCCGCAAAAATCCGTTGTTTGTGATGATGTCTACAGCGGGTACGCAAGACAGTAAAGCTATGTTGCGTTGGCGTGAACAGGGTTTACGAGCAATAGATAGCGGCGAACAAACAAAACTATATTTTGCAGAATTTAGCCCGCCGCCGTCAATGGACTTAATGACCCCCGAGGCCTGGGCGTACGCAAACCCAGCCCTGGGGCATACGTTAGAAATGGAAGTAATCGAGGCAGAAAGCGAAGCCCCAAACCGTAACGCCTTTTTGCGCGCGTCGGTTAACACGTGGACAGCAACCCAAAACGGTTGGCTGGAACCTGGCGTATTTGAAACCCTAAAAAGTGACGACCCAATACCTACAGGCGGAATACTAGCTATTGAGGTAGACCAAGACGGCGCGCTATACGTTGGCGTACGGGCCGTACAAGTAGGACTAAAAACGGCTATTACTGTTGCGTTTGTTGCGGGCACACTTGCCGAAATGTGGCGCCTAGTTGAAGCCGAAATAGCGGCAGGACCGACGTTACGTTTAGCCATAACCCCAGGCCTAGAAATACATTTACCGCCCAGCATGGAACGCCGTAAAACCATTGTTGGTTATCGCGAACTATTGAAATGGACTAGCCCCGTTAAAAATATGATTTTAGAAAACCGTATTTACCACCACGGCGAAAACCAGTTAATAGAACACGTCGAGCGCGCCGTACTGATAAAACACCAAGGCAGCGTAGCCCTATCGTCTACCCGTAGCCCTGGGCCTATCACGTTGGCTAGGTGCATGGTTTGGGCTGCCGCTTTAGCGTCAAAACCGCAGCTAGTGGGCAAACCGCTAGTAATTAACGTTTCACGCTAATATCGTGTTGGCACTATCCGCGACGGCTTACCTTTTCGTCGGGAAAAGAATAGACCGCTTCACCGTGGGTAGTGCCACCAAACTTTTAACAGATATGGCAGACTAAACGCATGGCGTTATTTAACAAAGTCAACAAGGCAGCTGTAGGCGTAACCGTAAAGGCGGCGGCTACTGGTTCAAATGTTGGCGCAACGCAACTAGATAACTTTTATGCGTTTACGCAAGGCAATAACCGCCAACGCGCTATGGCCGTACCTGCAATTACACGCGCCCGCGATTTGTTGGCGTCTGTCATTGGTTGCACACCGTTAAAAATGTATAACGAAATGTGGAACGGCGAAGAAATGGAAGAAATCGAAATCGCCCCCCGCGCCTGGACACGACAATTAGACCCGTCGCTACCAAATAGCACACTATTTTCATGGTTATTTGACGATTTATTTTTTACTCAGCGAGCTTTTTTATATGTTACCGAGCGTAGTTCCGACGGCTACCCCAAGGCGTTCCAACGTATGCCAAGCGCCATGGTTTTAACACAAGACCAAGCAGGCCCCGTATTTTTTGCGCCGTCTAAACAAATTATGTTTAGCGGTTTACCAGTTGACCACCGCGACGTCGTTCAATTCATTAGCCCAATACAAGGTTTGCTATACACAAGCCCTAACGCAATTTTGACAGCACTCAAGCTGGAACAGGCCCGCCTACGCAATTCGAGCAGTTTGCTACCTACGGGCGTATTGCGGCAAGTGGCGGGCGAGCCTTTAAGCGAACAAGAATTACAGCAATTAGGGCAGTCGTTTGAAGCGGCACGGTTAAACAATTCTGTAGCCGTTTTAAACGAATTTGTTACATACACCGAAACGAACAGCGACGCAAGTAAACAAATGTTGGTTGCAGCTAGTGAGTACCAAGCGCTAGAAATTGCACGGCTAGCAAACTGCCCGCCATATTTGTTGGGCGTTGCTACAGGTTCATACAGCTACCAAAACTCGACACAAGCCCGCCAAGACTTGTATATGTTCGGCGCAAAACTTTATATGGATTGCATTTCCGAAACATTGTCAATGGGTAACGTATTGCCGCGCGGCACCTATGTAAAATTTGATATTGACGATTACCTAAGCGAAACCTATTTATCAGAAAACGACACACCGTCACAAGTTCAAGAAGTCGGAGTAATGCCCAATGCTTAAATTAACCCAACAAGAATTAACGCTAGACGCCGCAGGCCCAAACGGTATGCCACGCCGTACCTTGGCTGGCCTTGCGCTTCCATATAACGTTGAGGCAACAGTAAACGACGGTACAAAAGTTATGTTTATGCCAGGCAGCTTAAACAGCGGCGGCAAAATGCCAAAACTGTATTTGGGCCATGACAGCACCCAGGCCGTAGGACTTGTAACGGCCATGGTGGATACGCCAGGCGGCATGATGTACGAAGCCCGCATTAGCGAAACAACGCTAGGCAACGAGGCCCTGGTATTGGCAGCCGACGGCGTTTTAGACGCAGTATCCGTAGGCGTAAACCCAACCCGTTTTAGTTACAACGAAACGGGCACAATGATTATAGAAAGCGCCGACTGGCAGGAATTATCGTTAGTACCTTTTGGCGCATTTAAAGGCGCGTCAGTAGACCGCGTAGCCGCGTCGCAGGGTATCCCACAAGATGAACAAGAAGTAGTTAATATAGAAACCGAAACACCTAACGAGGAGTTAGACACCATGGAACAGCCAACAGAAACACCACAAGTTATCGAGGCCGCAAGCGTAGCGCCAATTGTTTACGCACAGCCACGTAGTTTTAAATTGCCTAGCGCTGGCGAATATATTGCAGCGTCACTACAAGGCGGCAGCGTGCTTGCAGAAATGAACGCAAAAATTCAAGCGGCAGCGCCTGACATTACCGCCGACCCAAGTTTGCCAGGAATTTTGCCTGAAATCATCACGGGCAGCGTCTACGACGGACTTAACCCTATTAGGCCTTTCGTGTCGGCAATCGGTACTCGCGCTATGCCAGGTGCAGGCGCAACATTTCGCCGACCAAAAATTACTGTACGGCCAGTAGTTGACGAACAGACACCCGAACTAGACCAACTAAACCCGTCTACTGTGACCGTGTCCAACTCAAATGTTGACAAAAAAACTTTCGGTACGTTTGTCACAATGTCCGAACAGGCATTAGATTGGAGTGACCCCGCTTCAATTAACATTGTTTTGAACCAGTTGGCAATTGCCTACGGACAAGCAACAAACACATACGCAGTTACAGAGTGCCAAGGCGCAATTGTTCAAACAACATCAGTAGCCGACACGTCAGACCCTGCCGATTGGATTGCCGCAATTTATGAAGGCGCCCGCCAAATTTCATTGAACAGCAACTACCTACCTACGCACATGGTCGTAACACCTGGTACGTGGGCCGCGTTGGGTTCATTGGTTGACAGCACAGGCCGCCCAGTATTCCCACAGATTGGCGCTATGAACGCACCAGGCCAGTTGTCGGCTTCAAACTGGAACGGCAACCCGCTTGGTTTGGTTTTGGTGGTTGACAAAGATACCCCAGGTTCATTTATGGGCCACGCCGCTGGACCAGCTGCAGGCTTCGAATTTTACGAACAGCAAAAGGGCGCAATTTCCGTAGACGTACCTAGCACCTTGGGCCGCACTATTGCGTACCGTGGCTACGCAGCTACCTTTATGGCAGACGCTACAAAATTCGTTAAATTCGTCTAACCGAAAGGCGGCCTAACCGCCATGACGCAGGTATACCAAGTAGCGCATAAAACGCTATTAGACAACTACGCAGTTTTAGAAACGCTTACACCTAACGAAGTGTATGTAGGCGCGTCTATTGTTGTGGCAGGCGTTGACGCAACTTTTAATGGCACGGTATCCGTTGTAGACGTTCCCGAATACTTGTTTATTGGCGTAGATGAATACGGCGATTTACTTTTTAATTACGAAGTACCCGTACCGTTTCAAATTTTGTACGCAAAAACAGCCGCCAACGTTACGCGCACCACGGCAACAGGAACCGTAACGCTAGGTACTATCCCGTGTACGTGGGTTACAGCGCAACAAGTCGAGGACTGGCTCGGCATAGGCACCGCGTCGGCACTCGATACCGCGTTTCTTACTCAATGCGCTGCAGCTTCAAACGATTTCTGTTTTCAACGACGTTTAGAAAGCGGCTACATAGACCAAAAAGGCACAAGCCCAAGTAACAGCGTCACCTTGGGAACTATCGCCTATGGGGGTTTCCTGTATAGACAGCGTGGCGCTGTAACCGATTTCGCTAGTTTTGACGGCCTGCCTGCAGGTAATAGCGTTGGCTTGTCGCCAATGATTAAACAACTCTTAGGTATTCCACGCCCGCAGGTTGCCTAATGCCTGTTGCTTTTACAGACCTGTTAAACGAAGCGCTAGACGACTTGGCAGCGTCGCTAACGACCATTACAGGCCTACAGGTAGTAACAGACGCCCGCAACCTTGTACCGCCTTGTGCGTTCATTGACGCGCCTAGCTTTACCGTGTTCGCTAACAATGTGGTAGATATTACATTTCCGATACGCATAATTACGCTTGGCCCTGGCAACCTTGACGCGCAACGGTCACTACTTAACTTGGCTAGCAAGGTTATTACTAAAAAAATTGGCGTAACCGACGGGCGCCCAACTATTGCAGTAATTGGCGGCAGCGAACTACCTGCCTACGACTTGACCATATCCCTACAAGCCCAGGCAACCGCCTAGAATAGGTACAACATGAAATACACAATTATTAGCCCCCGCTTAGGTACCCCAGGCGATACATACGAACCAGTAGACGGCGTTAACGTCGACGCGCTGGTAGCAGGCGGCTTTATAGAACAATCCACCGTTAAGGCGCCTAAAGGTGCTAAAACTAAGACAG